TATGTTCATTAGCTACATAACCACTAAGATTGTCGTGTACAATTTCTGAATCATTTGTGCTTACTGTATCAGTTGACACACTTATACCAGTTCCAGCACCTACTGCTAAGGTAACTCCACCTGAACTACCGCTACCAGTTAATCCTGAACCGCCAGTAACAGATGTAATTGTACCAGCATTATTAGTAAAAGGTAAATCACCTACTGTACCCAATCTTGCATTGTCACTATCAGAGTTATCAAAAAATATAAAACCATCTGTACCTTCTACAGTTGGTATAGCAGTTAATGCACTTGCAGATAAATCTACTTTATCTGCACCGACTGACAATGTGTCTGAACCTACTGCAAGTGTTATTGTTCCTGAAGATGTTATAGGACCACCACTGCTTGTTAATCCATTACCACCTGCTACTGCTACAGAAGTTACTGTACCAGCATTAGAAGTAAATCCTGAATCGTTATTAAAACCAGATAAATTAATGTTACCTTTTGTAAGTTTCTTTTGAGCATTAGCACTATCTACCACTGCAAAGAAGTCTCCATCGCCATCTGAGGTAGATGGTAGTAATTCAGATAAATCTAATGATAAAGTATGAGAAATTCCTTCTCCAGAGCTTGCACCATTACTAGCTAAACCTTGTCCTGCAGTTATAGTAGCAACATAATTACCAGTTGTTTTTGTGCCTAATGCTACACTATTGTCAGCAATCGTTGTAGTAATACTTACTGATGCACTACCATCAAAACCTGCTCCTGGTGTTACACCTGTTATATCTCCAGTTAACTCTATGTCTCTAGCATTTGCAAGCTTAGTTGCTGTTCCTGCATTACCAGTTACATTACCAGTTACATTACCCTCTAGGTCTGCAACAAGTGTTGCTTTTGCATATCCTGTTCCTGCAACATCAACTGTTGTGGTAGGTTCTGTTTGTAAATCTTTAAATAATTTAAATTTACCACTATCATTAGCATCTCTAAATAAACCTGCATATTTATCAGTTCCACTTGTATCGTACAATCCATAAAAACCAATATCTACAGAATCTGCAGCATTGTTAGTTTTTGCTAGTTTAATTAAAGGGTCTTCTACTATTAAATTTTGAGTATCTATTGTAGTTGTAGTTCCGTTTACTACAAGACTGTTAGCAATAACAACATCATTTGGTAAACCAACAGTTATTGTTCCAGAACTTTCTCCAACAGTTACCTCATTTGAAGTTCCACTAAATGTTATTGAATTTCCTAAAGATATCGCAGTAGAACTAATTCCGTCTGTAACAGTAATACTGCTTTCAGCTAATTTTGTAATAGCAATAGATGCATCAGAAACAATATCGCCGTCTGATATTTCATCTTTAATTGCTAAATCTCCAAGACCCAAACTTAATCTAGCATTTGTTGCGTTTTCGTGATGATATGTTCCTGCAGCAGTAGATACAATAAATTGATTTGCACTAGTAACAGCAGTCATAGCATCTAAATCTTCTAAGACGCCGTCTACTCCAATGGTCAATGTTTCATTACTACTTTGATTTGTAGTAAAGTTTCCTATCGCAGCAATACCAGCACCAGGGCTTAAAGTTATTGTTGCATCAGCAGGAGAAGGTACGCCAGCTATTTCTGTGTCTACATAAGCTTTAATGCTTTGTTGTGTAGCAAGTTTTGTATCACTATCAGATGACATTGTATCTTCATCTAAAATAGCAGTACCACTTACTCCTGTATTTATAACAGGATTTGTTAAAGTTTTATCTGTAAGTGTTTGTATGCCTGTAAGAGTTGCTACTGTAGAATCAATACTTAAAGTTATATTACCACTAGCACCTCCACCAGTTAAACCAGTACCAGCTGTAATACCAGTAATATCTGCTCCGCTAGTAGAAGAACCTTGAACAATTAAATTAGTAACATCTCCAGTAGTTGCTGCTGACTTCTGTTTTTCTGATGTGTTTTGTTCTACATAAACTTGTTCATATACTACACCATTTCTCTTTTCTTGCTTAATAAGTTTGCCGTCTTCAAGAAATGATACATTTTCTCCTTCTCTAATATTCTGAGAAGATGGTCTGACTCTAAAGAAAGAGTCAATAGTATTAACTCTATGTTCACCAGATTTTGGCATTATGAAGGTCTCTTGTTAGTTTGTCTGTAGTCTATATTAATATCATTAATGGTTATAGAACCATCTGATATTAGTTCAAAAGCCATTGATTCACAGTTTTTATCGGTTGCAGGGTTAGCTCCATCTCCCACTGTAAACTCTTTAATTACATAATCTGCACCTAGGGAAACTCCAGGGTTTGCATCTGTGGCTGTAGCAAAAGTTGTTTCTCCATCATTGGCATATTTAAGAGTTAGTGTAGTACCACTTCCTTTTGCTGTAACAAAAACTTTCTTAATTCTTTTTACTAGACCTGGATTTCCAAAGTCTAAATCTTTTGTTTTTAAGTCTATTGATTTTGTACCTACATCGCCTGTTAAAAGTTTTACAGTTTTAGCATTACTACTTCCATATTCAAGATAATATAAGCCGTCAAAAGAAGGTAAAAGGTTTGATATACCAGAGCTTCCTATTGATTTAGTTAAACTCCAACCTTGAGTTGGAAAGTCAAATACGAGAACATCTGTATCTGCTGCAGTATCTTGAACTACATTTAATTGCTTATATTTATTGTTATATCCAATAGCTGGATTTTTAGTAGCTTGGTTTGTTCTCCAAGTTGCATCATTTAGATTGCTTGTTAGCTCTTTAGGAATTGATTGTCCGTCAAAAATATAAACTCCATCATCATTTACCCAACATACACCAAAAGGAGTTTTACATACAGACTCTTGTTGTCTACATCCCATACCATCATACTCTGCTTCTAAATACCAACCAGCATCAGAACTAGATGATATATTGATAACATATAATTTTCTTTGTTTGAATGCTAACAATCTATTGCCTAAGCTATGTAAAGCTGTAAAAGAATCTCCATCGTTGATACCTATATCTAAGAAGTTACTATCAGGAAATGTTGAAAATCTATTTACTGGACTATAATAAACTCTATCATCGTATACTTTATCATTTTTTCTAACGTTAGCCACCCAAGCCCTTCTAGCACATATTGTAGCTGCTTTATAACCTCCGTCTGTTCCAAAATCTACACTCTCTTCATCTTGAGAATATCCATTAATACTTTCATATGTATCTAAGGAAGGATTTACAATATCAATACCTGTAACTTGTGCAAAGTTACCATCAGTTCCTTGACCATCTAAAAATGCAATATAATCTTCAAAAAGATTAGTTCTTACGCCTCTTTGATAATCTACATCTAAAAACAATATCCATCTACCATTACCATCTTTTTTTCTAGTATATATCCTAACACCTTTTTCATTCTTTCTTGTATCAAAAGATGCATCCCTAATAATAAAACCTACATTTGTAAAATATGCTCCAGTTGTAATTGCAAATAAATCTGATTTAGGTGTTTGAGGTAATGTTTCATTATTTTGCAAATCCACTACTGTATGACAAAACTCATAAGAGCCAGCTTCCCAACCACCACCAGTTACCGTTATACTTGTAGTGCTTACTGTTTCTACTACAGCTCCTGTTGCGTGCTCTAAAGCTCCTGTACCAAAAACATCTCTATCTACAAGAAGTTGTAGAATTTTATTATCGTCAGCAACTGATAAGTCTAGCAAGTTTGTGCTTCTAACTCTCATAGCTTCTTGATTTATATATATTATCTTACCTAACAGAGCAGTTCTATCTCCATCTCCGTTAGAATCTCCAATACCGCTGTTTCCAGTTCCTCCGTCATAAGCAAGAGTAAGAGTATCCATGTCTTTTGCTGTAACACTAAGTTTTAAATGTATAAGTTTATCTGTAATACCTATGTCGTAAGTAGGGTCTGGATTTAATTCGTTAGGATTTGATGTAACAACTAGTTTGTTATCTGTATCTCCATCTTCTGTAACTTCTGTATAAATCTGAGAGTCTAATGTTGGGTCTGTTTGCAAGGAAACACTGAACTCTCCTTTTAAATCTGGTTCAGCTAAACTGTTGTTAGCTAAAGAATGAAACTGATTAACATCTGTTTCTACTTTTACATTAACGGGATACCAACCAGTAATATCTACTCCAAATCTAGAATCTTCAACATATACAAGTTTTTTTGGCTCTGAGCTGTTTGTACCCTTAACAACTAGTTTATCAGAAACATATAGAAGTCCATCTACAAAATAATAAACTGGCTCTACTCCTCCAGTAACTCCCATATCTATTTCTGTATCAGTTCCTTCAAATGTGAAATTATCAGTAGTGTCAAAATCTCTTCTAAAAAATTGTATATTTGTATTGTCAGCATCATCTATAGGATATGCTATTATTTGACTTGGATTTGTAGATGCTAATCCATCAGTATCTACATTATGCTCTGAATTAAATATAAAAGCACCATTACCTTGTTTGGTATGTGTCATTGTTTCTGGTGCACTATCGTGCTTAGTAGTAGCATTCGAAGTTGCCTCTACTAGACCAGGATTTGACAAGAATACATTTTCTGCTAATTGTACCTGATTAGGTGCAATATCCCTAGGAGAGGACTTGGTATTAAGTCCTCTGCTAAAGTCATTTAATTGTAAAGACTGTCTAGGCATATATTAACACCCGCATCCACATTCACAGTTCATATTCTCTCCTATTTTTTATCTAGTGCTTTTTTCACTTCTGCCCATAACTTGTCATCTAATTTGTTAGATGATTTAGCTACAAGCCAATCTCCTAGGTGCATAATGATAGCTTTGATAAGCTTCTCTGTACCTAAACTTGTAAGAATTTTACCTAATATTGGTCCCATGATTCCTCCTGTTTACCATTTAACTTTATCTGCCCAATATGCAGCAGACATCTTTCCTTTGCGAATATTCTTTCTATGTCTCGCTTTAAAACTTTTTCTTCTAGCTTTTTGTTTAGCAGATTCGCCTTTTTTAGGCTTTCCTGCAGTCTTAACACCTTGTTGACCAAAGCGTATAGTTTTAATTTTACTTCCTTCTTTAGCTACAACAATGTGTGATTTTTTAGGGTGTTTAGGTGTACGTT